GTTGGATTCAAGAAGAAAGACGGCACTCCTCGTGAAGCTACTTTCAACCCTCTTGACTTCAACGAAATTAAGGGCACGGGCAAGTCTTGCCAAGACCCCAACATCTTCCGCTTTCGTGAAGTTCATAACAAGGAAGAAGGTAAAACTGTCTGGCGCAGCCTTGATGCTCGTCGGATCACCTTTGTGCGATTCAAAGGCAATACAATTCTTTTCGAGCCAGAGGTTTGATTGATGATGCCTAAGTTTCGCAGTTCTTACTGGACTCCCGACCTTAAGTTAAAAAGCTTTCTCAGTGAAGCTAATTCGATGCAAGAGCATCACAGGCAATTGAAAGAAGCAATTGCCAAGGGTGAGATCACCGACTTCAAGATTATGTCTTGGACTTATCAGGTGCAAAGCCTAAAACAAGCATAATTTTGGGCATCAAATGGGTGACACTGTCCTTTACAACCGACTTGTGTCCTGAAGGCCCCATTTGTATAAGTCCCAAGCAATAAAAGAGGGGGCATAAGCCCCCTTTTTTCATTCTTCTTCTTCGTATGCCTTAGAGGCTGCTTCAATGTAAGATCGCAGTTTAGATTCTGCCTGGTTGATGATCTCGTAACGGTAATCATCAAACGATTGGCCGACGTGAGTGAAATGCGACACCTTAAATTCAGGCATGCGCACAGTCATTTCCACTTCAATGATGTCGCCGTTGCGGATTTTATTCAGGGAGATTGACATGAAGAAAAATAAATTCTCTTCAGTCTATCAAGCTGGAGGTGTTGGAAACTCAATGTACGGGAATCCATCTTGTGCCGGAAGATCACGCAGTTGTTGACGATAAGCGATGTAGGTAGTACGAGTTGCTTCAGGAACGTCTGGTGCTTGAGTCCAGTCTGTTTCAGCCAACAGTCTGTTCCTTTCGTTCCGTGCAACATCTGTGTCTTCAGTAAGAATGCGCTCATTGTCAAGAGCAGCGATTTCACTTGCATGCTCTTCTACGAGTTGACGATGCAATTCGCGACCGTACTCTTCTGCGTCATAAGCATTGGCTAGAAATGGAATCCAGCCAAATTCTTTATGGTTGACCTCGCATTCAACTGTGTTGTCGCGATAGTATTGGGCGTTTCTGAACTGAAACGACCCGTCTTCGTTTGTAATAAATGGATGATTCATGGTTATTAAGAAATACGGACCCAAATGGTGCCTTTTTGTTCATTGTTACTGCCGTAATAAGAATAACCCATACATCTCCAGGTGCCCGATCCTGCATAACCTGAATTGGCAGATCCAGAAAACGAAACAGTTCTCAAACTACCACCACCAATTGTACTTCCTGCTGTAACAGTGCTGGCGGCACCCCAGGTGGTCATCGCCGCATAAGTCCCCACAGTATTCCATGTCGTAGGCGGCGTGGCTGAACCACTAGACGCAGAAGTAATTCGCCCTTGAGCGTCAACAGTGAGGTTAGTAAGTGAATAGGATCCAGCTGTTACACCAGTGTTTGCCAGTTCATCCGCTCCTACTACATCATTATCAATGCTCCAGGTGGCACCACTGTTAGAAACAGTAATGTCACCCTTATCACCATCAGGTACACCAGCACCAGCAATTGCAGTATCTACATAGCTTTTATTTGCGGGCTCACTAGCAGTCGTAGGAGTTGCAAGGTCAGGAATACTTACCTGACCAGAAGAACTAATTGTAATACCACCATTGGTACTAAGTTCATTTTTAATCGAATCAGTTTCGATGTTTGTTACGTTAATTTTAGACATAATAATTAAGCGATAACCCAGTTAGAACCAGAAGGTACGGTGACTGTTGCACCGCTGTTGATTGTCATAGGACCAGCACTAATCACGTTTTTACCAGAGGTAATTGTGTAAGAAGTGGTAATGGTGTTGTCGTGTTCGACAGCCCACGCATCAGAACCACCACCAGTGGCACCACCACCAGACTGATCTGCCCAAGCAAGCGTACCGGTACCGTTAGTAGTCAGGACTTGATCAGCAGTACCGTCACCATCAGGAAGGGTAAACGTTACGTCAGCGGTAACAGAAGCAGGCGCTTTGAATCCAAGGTAATTAGTACCATTGGCTGTTGTTTCATAATACCTAACTTCTTTTTGATTAGCAAGTTCTACGTGACTGGAGAACGTACTAGCACCACTTCCAATTGCAGCTTGCAAAACGTTGTCAGTTCTGATTTCAACTGAACCGTTAGAAATACCATTATCAACAACAGTAACAGAACTGTTGTCGTTGCTAATAGTATCAGTACTGACGCTACCCCAACTTAAATTTGCAGAACCGTCTGTTTTTAGGAATTGACCTGCAGAACCATCCCCATCAGGAAGAATAAAGTCAGTAGTGGCATTGCTAAGAGTTGCTGGGGTTGAGAATGAAATATAGTTGTTATTTGCGTCGGTAATTAAAATATCACCACCATCTACAGTGGCAATATTACCAGTAACAGCAACACCTTTATTAAAGTTAATTCCATTAGTTAGGAACTCAGCAACTTCAACACTGTCTACATTGATTTTAACATTACCAGTACCAGTGTCTGTAACAGTTACGTTAGAGTCACCTTGGGTAATACTGTTTGCACTGAGACCAGCAAGTTCGGTGTCAACGTATGCTTTGGAAGCTGCTTCGTCGTTAGCGGTAGGCGTAGATGGAAGACCAGTAATAGTGTTACCGTTTACATCAAGGTTACCACCAAGCTGTGGTGTCAAATCTGACAGCAAATTAAAGGCAATAGAACCTTCAGGAATGGTAACAAAGCCAAGCTGTTGGTCTACTTCAAAGAATGGGTCTTCGGTCTGGTTACCACCGATAGTAAACTTACCGTTTTGATCAGTAGTAGCAGTCCAAATCTTACCGTTGTTAAGTTCAACCTTTTGGTTTGCATCAACAGGCACACCACCGTTTTCAGGCAATGCAGAATAGTTAGTACCACTACCCACATACTCCATCGTATGACCGCTAGAAGCAATCATTGAGCGGAGATAGAAGTCAACCGTGGCTGGAGTGGTTACATCAGCAATTAGACCATCATTAACACTACGGTTAGTGGTGTTCGGATTGCTAATTGTCACATCCCATCCAGCACCATTTGCCGTAGCAGACAGAATTGGATAGGTGTTACCCCCAATCGTCACCAACATATTACCTTGGGGACGGGTAGCAGAACCGTGCCACACGTTTTCGGTAGGCGCATCAATGGTAAAGGTGATGTCTCCGGCGGTTGCACTAGACGACAACGCAGCAGAAAAGATAGTGCTGGTAGATTTACCATCAGCAATCAATGCCTTTTCACCAAAGTCGGTGGTAGAAGCAGCCAAGTTGGCTTGACCACCATTCAGACACTTGATGTGATACTTGTTAAAGAAGGCATAGCTGCTGGTAGCCTGGACATATCCGTTATTAGTGACAAGAATGCCAGGTCCATTCAGACCAACATGGGTGTAACTGTCACAGACCATAGACCGCAGGGGGCTATTGTCCGCTGGAGTAGCACCATTAACCAACAATCCACCACCAGTAGGGGCAGAAGTAAGGTCACCACCTTTACCACCCGCAGGATTATGGGCGTTAAGGTCGGCGTTGTTGATTTGACTATCAGAGAAGTTCGTACAGTTTTGAATGTACGGAGACTTCGTAATATATGCGTTGTTATAGAACGCAAAGTTCCAGCCTTGGTCAGCGGGTAGATCAGCATCTAAGGCGTTGGTTCCAGTGGTACCTGCTTTGACACCAGTAAGGGTCAGTTGGGACAGGTAAGAACCACTGTTTAGTTCAAACAGAACGTTAGTTTCGGTGGCAACGGTAGGATGCACAAGGCAGCTACGCAGGGCTTGACCGATAATAGAAACGTTACGACGTTTGATTTGGATAGGTGCAATCTCTCGATAGACACCAGCAGACAGGACAACAATTTGACCATCGCCATCACCATCAACGGAAGGAAAATTGAACCCATTAACAACGGAACTCGTATGAGCGACCCCATGTTTTGTGAAATACACCAGGATCTCGTTGTCATCATGACTACCGCCGATGTCAACCAGGCGAATCACTTCGCCATTAAATGTTATCTCCAACGAATCCGTGAAAGTAATGTCAGGAAATACTTCCGGTGGAAACTCGGTGAACAGGAACGTACCGCTGCGCAATTTCGCGGGAAATCGTTGGTGCGCTACCACAGTGGGGCCGGCACCGAAAAGGTGGTTGCCCCCGATGTGTTCAACATGGCGATGCGTGTTGATGATGTATTTCGGATTTCCGAAACCCAGTCCTTGTACGAATGCCAGTAGA